CGCGGCGTTACGAAAAACGCGCCATCGTTGTCTGCATCAATCCGCTTGATGAAGCGCGTCCAGAATTCCTTTTTTTCTTCCCGAGAGTATGTGCCATATTCGCCCAGCCCGTTTCTCAAGGCGTCGAGGTCTGTCTTCGGCTTTTCCTCCACGGTTTCGAGGGATCTTTTCAAGATCGAGTATTCCGCTTTATAATCGTCAAGCTCAATCAAATCGTTTAGGTATAGCGTTTTTAGTTTGCTCATTTTCTTTCGTATCGAGTCCGCGCTTTGCGTGGGCTTTTTTTCGGCCTTTTTGTAGTACCTATTGTTCCGCTCTGCGATTCCAGCAAGCTCGTGTAGTAGGTAGTCTTCCAACACATCCTCTCGTATCCTTTTTGTGTGAGGGCAAGAGGTGTTATCAAGCATCCGAGTCCGGCATCGGTAATATGTATATGTCTTCTTTACGGTTTCCGATTGCATCGTTTTCCCGCATTCTTTACAATGCAGTATCCCGGAAAACAGATACACGCGGTCTGTGTCAACTCCCGCACAGCGTTGTGACCGCTGGCGAATAATATCATTTACAATGTCAAAGTCTTGCTTGCTAACCAACGCCGGACAAGCATTTTCGATGCCGTAAACCTCGCCGATGTAAAGACGGTTGCGGAAATAGTTTACATACTTGCTATAAGCCCGGTCAATGCCCCATGTGTCAAGCATATATCGCTTTACGGCAAGGACGCTTTTTAGCCGGATGAACGCGGCGAACATATCTCGCGCTGCATCTACCGTGCCGTTATCAATCTGGTATTGCCTGTCCGTGATGACATACCCTAAAGGCGCTTTTGAGCCTGCCGGTTGTCCTTTTGCCCGTTTTCCATCGTTGATAAATTTGATTCGTTCGCTTGTGCGGTCGGCCTCGTCTTGCGCGACTGACAACATAATATTGACCTTTAAACGCCCTGAAGCAGTCCGTGTTTCGTAATCTTCTTCCGTCGCTTGCCATGTTACGCCGTACTGGTCGAGCTGTGTTTGTACATCGTAATACCCCGCGACATTGCGAAACCAGCGGTCAAGTTTGACAAACAGAATCATGTCTATCTTACCGTCTTTGCAATCGCCCAGCAGTCGCAGGAGCGCCGGACGCTTTTTATACGGCTTTCTCGCGGATATTCCCGCGTCCTCATATATGCCCACCACGGTCATTTTATTTGCTTTTGCATATCTTATCAGCGCGTCCCGCTGCTCTTGCAGGGACAGGCCATGCCGCGCCTGTTCTTCGCTTGAGACGCGGATATACAAAGCCACTCTTATCAAAGCCACTCTCATCAATGCCGCTATCATCAAATCCCCCTCCAAAATCCGTAATCTATACAATGAAAATCAATGTACACGCACCACGCAGCGAGAAGAACAATTATAAAAAACATTATAGCAATCACGCCGTTGCGGATACGCACTCCACGCCGCATGATCTCGATCATGTCTGCTTTTGCGTCAACATGGCGTTCCAGCTCATCATTCCGCGCCTGCAAAGTTTCCTCGGTCGGCGTCAGGTGTTCGGAAATTCCGAACGTCTCGTCAAGGGATATGCCCATTGCCTTGCAGATCGGCGCGACAGTGTAAATGGACGGCGACTTTGAAAACTTGGAAAAGAAATTCTGCACGGTGGACAACGGTACGCCGGAAGTGTCGGAAATGTCCTGATAGGTCAGTTTCAATTCTTCTTTGCGGATTCTACACACCTCTTGAATGTTCATTTGCATCACCTTAATTTCTCCGATTTTGGCACCGCGAAGTCGCAAGATGAGGGCTTACCGAACCTCACCACACGCTGTTTTATTGCAAGGTTTTGGCGTTGAAGTAGTCAAGCAACGCGGAGTATGGTCAAATTATGCAGCGGCGACCGCTCCTCGCTGCCTGCAAAAAGGCACTGCCGTTTGTTGCGGAGAGCGGCAGTGCCTTTAGTTACTTATTGCTTCTTAAGTTTTACGGTCTGCGTAGCTCCCATAGCAGACACTTCGTAGCTAATTACGCCGTCCTGATAGGTAAACGTTTTGGTGTCATCGCCGCTGGCGAGAATTGCCATATCGGTCTGGTCTTTATCATTTTCCGATTCCCAGGTGTACGGCTCATCCGCCGTGGGATGGGCATCAAAAGTGCCAGCCCAATAGAGGGCTTTGGTGTCTCCATTATCAGACACCCAATACACCTCAATGGCATCTCCGGAAATGGTAGCGGCCTGCCATGCGTCCTCTGCATCGCTGTTTGTCTGCTTCCACTCTCCAACGAGATCGGGCGGAGTTACCGGCTCGTTTTCTGGCTTGGTCTGATTTGTTCCCCTGCAGGCGGTTAACATGCCGAGCGCGAGAACCAAAGACATCGCGATAAGCAAAAACTTTTTCATCTCAACTCTCCATTTTCTTATATTTTCGACTGCACAAAGTGCAATAATCGACATATAGCCCCGTTACTATAATCATTTGGAGGGACACAAAATGTTGCGCGAAGACGTGAAAAGTGATACAATAGAGTATCAAAAAATGCTGGCAGAAGCCTTTGACCTGATACAAAAGTTATCCGACGAACAACTTCAAAAAATCATGGAGGCTCTAAAATGAAAATTTGGGCGATCAGTAAAGAAAAAGGCGTCGAGTATGAAATCGGCCTGGAATGCGACGGCATGGATCGCGAGACCGCAATGACCGAGCTTTACCGAATGGCGCGAAACCTGTTTACCGGGGAACTTGAGGTGTTTTAGAAAGAGGGCGAAGCCGGAAAGGCCGCATTTTAACCGTTGGCTTTCCGCTTGCACTCGATCACGGCATTTAACTGCGTGCAATAATGATTTCTTTCATTGGTCTTCCTCAAAAGCAGCGCGACCCATTTTTATAAACCGCTCCAGCTTTTCCGGCGGTAATGACAACACAAACTGAATAGCGGCCTTCTGCAAATCTGTATAGCCCTCGCCCTCTGTGGCGGGGGCTTCTTTTATGCCCGGGTCGTCCGTTTCGCCACGGAGGTATTCAACGGATACGCCATGCAGCGCCGAGATTTGGTAAAGATAATTTTTATATGAATCGCTTTTCCCTGATTCCCAATCGCTTACTATCGCCCCGCTCTTAAACCCAAGTTCCCTTGCAAAATCAGCCTTTGCGCCATGCACATATTTCCCGTCAGGTTTGCGAGGGATAAGAGAAAGGACACGCTCTTGCATAATTGACATATTCGCTTGCCTATATTTGTTAGATTTGCCAAAACTCAATAAACACTGAATTTACCTATTGCAAACCTCGCATCTGTGAGGTATCATATGCCTAAGCCCACCGGAAAAGGGTACACATAAACCAGCCCCCATAAAAGCGGCTTTTGCAATGTCTTTTGGCGATTTCATTGTAATACGCTTACGGGGCAGTGTCAAGTGTGATTTCTCATGTTTATGAGGTTTCGGCGGGCATTGACTGCGGCGGGGAAACATAAGACCGGCGGGAGCACCATTCCCACCGGCCAATGTCCAAATTTGTTTACCCTTTGCCCCGTGCAGGCTTTCGCCGCTTGCAATGGTGCTACAAGTTCTTCTGGAGCCTTACCACTTTCGCAGTTTTGGTTCTGCGCATGGCCTTCTCGCTGGTAAGCCATCGGGCGTACCCGATACGGTGGGATATGATTACTGGCATATCACCGTGAGTTTTAACCTCTTCACTGAGTGCTCCGCCGTATCAGTTGCTGCATTTAGCCAGTTTTACGCGCTTTGGCAACCGCTGTTGCGACCCGGCAGGAAGGGAACAGGCAAAATCAAAAGGTTGGTCACGAAAACCACCTCCTTTGAAGTTGCCCAAAGAGGGCTAACGGCAGTATAGCAAATCTCCCCGCCGCAGTCAATGATAACTCACAATGAAGGGAGGACACAAAAATTGACATTGAGAGAGCTACGAGAACGCTCCGGACTGACCCGCGCACAGGTGGCAAAGAAACTGAATGTTGACTTATCCTGCGTAACGCATTGGGAACTTGGCGACTGGCGACCGTTGCGGAAGTACCACAAGAAGTTGGCGAAGATGTACGGCGTGACGGTGGACGAGCTGTTTGAATCCAGCGACGGGCAGTAAAAAAATGCCCCGCCCAATGTTGCAGCATCGAGCGGGGCGGGTGGGACAAATTTCACCACAAGATATTGTGTCCGTGCTTATTGTAGCACGGGAGAAAGGAAAAGGCAATGAGTAAAAAGCCGGAGTACAAAATCATTTGGGTAACGCCCCCAGACCCCGTAAAGCTGGGGAAGATCTTGGGCGAGATTTACGCCCGTGGAAGAGGGCTTGAGTTTGTCGGCCTTGTGCCGAACGAGAAGAAGTGTGGATGTGCGAAATGAGCGCGTTTGCATGGGCGCTGGCGTTTATCGGCGCGGCGTGGCTGAGCTGGGCCATCGTCAAGTGCGTGGAGGCGCTGGGACGATGAGAGAGCGGAACAGGCGGGCGCGGGAGTATTCCCAGCGCTGCTGGGAGCGGCGGTGGAACAGGCGGCTCTGGATCCTCAACGCTTTGATGATCCTGCTGATCATCGGCATCCTCCTCTGGGCGCTGACGCTGCCGGAGGCACAGGAGCCGGAGGACGTCCCCCCTCCTTTGCCCACTGCGGTGCAGGCGGCGGTGCTGTCCGCCGCAAAGCCGCCGGAGAATCTGCTGGTATGCGACATTACCGGTTATTGCGCGTGCTGCACGCCCTATGCCCACATCAACCGCAACGAGGCAGGGCAGGTGTTGACGGCCTCCGGACGGTGGGTGACCATCGGCGAGGCGGTGGCGGTTGACCCGGACATTATCCCGCTGGGCAGCACCGTGACTATCGGAGGCAAGGAGTACATAGCAGCCGACACCGGAGTGTACGGCTACACGGTGGACGTGCTGATGCCCCACGAGGAGGCGCACCGCGCCGGTGTGGCGAAAGCAATGGTGCAGTGGGAATGGTAGGTCTGACGAACAGAGTGGGCACGCCCTGCAAGGACTGCCGGAGCAGACACCCGAAGTGCCACGGACAGTGCGAGGAGTACGCGGCGTATCTGGAGGACATCAAGGCTGACAAGGACAAGCGCTACGCGGCGTACAGCGAGATCGACTTTTACAGCATGAACAACGCAAGGCGCGAGAGGGCCAAAATGGTGATAAAAAGAAAGAGGGAAGGACGATGAACCGATTGAAGGAACGGCGGCTGGAGCTGGGCCTGACGCAGGAGGCGGTCAGCGGCGTGCTGAAGCTGGTGGACCCCCGTATCGACACCTGCATGGTAAGCCGGTTTGAAAACGGCGTGTGTCTGCCCACGGAGGAGGTGCTGACGGCGCTGGAGGCGGCGCTGCGTACCAGCCGGGCATATCTGTACGGCGACGAGGACAAGGCCGACATCCCCCAGCGGACGGCGGAAACGGAGCGCATCGCGGCGCTGATCCCCCACGGGCGACGAAACGCCATCAGCCGTGCGGAGCTGGCGGCGGCGATGCAGACCTCTGACCGGATGATGCGCAAGGCCGTCAGCGAAGCCAAGCGGCAGGGCGTGATGATCTGCAACGACGGCGAGGGATACTACCAGACGGAGGAGCTGGGAGACCTGTACCGGCAGTACAGGCGGGACACGGCGCGGGCCATGTCCATCCTCAAGGCCAGAAAGCCGATGCGGGACGTGCTGAAAGCGGCGGGTCGACCGGTATGAGAAGCGTGATGCAGTATTGGGAACCGGAGCGGCCCTTAGAGCCGAAGGACTACGATCTGCCCGTCTGCCCCGTGTGCGGGGAGGAGACGGACACCTACTACAAGAACAAGGACGGCGTCATCGTGGGGTGCGATTGCTGCATTGAAGCGAGGGACGCATGGGAGGAACAGAAATGAGTATGAGTTTGTATCACATCGACCAGGAACTGGAGAGCCTGATCGACCAGGAAACCGGCGAGGTGCTGGATTTTGATGCGTTCGAGGCACTGCAAATGGCGCGGGACGCCAAGATCGAGGGCGTACTCTGCTGGACAAAGAATCTGGCGGCGGAGGCAAAGGCCATCCGCGAGGAGGAGGAGGAGCTTGCCGAGCGGCGAAAGGAGCTGGAGCGCAAGCGGGAGAAGCTGCTGGACTACGCAGAGAAGGCGCTGGGCGGCGCGGCATTCCAGACGGCCAAATGTGCCGTGACATATCGCAAGAGCACGGCGGTAGAGATCACCGACATGGACGCGGTGGTGCAGTGGTGCATGGACAACGGGTACGACGGCAAGATCACCTATTCCCAGCCGACGGTGAGTAAGGCGGACATTGCTCCGCTGCTGAAGTCCGGCGTGGCTGTGGCCGGCGCGGAGCTGTGCGAGCGGTCAAACATGGGGGTGAAGTGATGGATAATCTGACGATCTACAACGAAGTCCGCAGTGTGCCGGACAGCGCAAAAAGGCGCATCGAGGCGGGCCGCTTGAAGGGCAAGACCGACATCAACCCCATGTGGCGCATTAAGGCGCTGACAGAGAAATTCGGCCCCTGCGGCTTTGGATGGAAATACGTCATCACGGACAAGCGGCTTGAGCAGGGCGCGAACGGCGAAATAGCCGCACTTCTGGACATTGACCTGTTTGTAAAGGCCGACGGCGTGTGGTCTGACGCGATCCCCGGCACGGGCGGCAGTGCATTCGTGGCGAAGGAGAAGAACGGGCTTTATACCTCCGACGAGTGCTTCAAGATGGCGCTGACGGATGCTATCTCTGTGGCTTGTAAGGCGCTTGGATTTGGCGCGGACGTATATTGGGGCGCGGACAAGAGCAAGTATGACAAGCCGGAGAGCAAGCAGGAGGCGCCGGTGCTGTGTGAGTGCTGCGGACTGCCCATCAAGCCGGTAAAATGCGGGGATCGTGTGTATCCCACAAACGAGATCGTAGAGAACGCGGTAAAGAAGTACGGCAAGCGGCTCTGCTGGGGCTGCATGAGAGCGGAGAACAACCATGCGGCAGATAACGGTTGACGCGGCGCGGTACACAAGAACGGCGACCAGATGCGGCGTCTGAGGCGGTACGGGCAGCTCAAGGCAATGGAGGAGCAGGGCTGGACGGAGGAGGACTTCCGCCGCGAGTTCGGAAAAAGTTATTTATGAGAGGAGATAAGAGATGCTGAACAAGATTTTCATTATGGGACGCCTGACCCGCGATCCGGAGCTGCGCAGGACGCAGAACGGTACAGCCGTCACCAGCTTCACGCTGTCGGTAGACCGGGACTTTAAGAACGCGGACGGCACCAAGGACACGGATTTCATTGACGTGGTGGCATGGCGCAACACTGCCGAGTTCGTATCCAAGTATTTCTCCAAGGGCCGCATGGCCGTGGTGGAGGGGCGCTTGCAGCTGCGGGACTGGACGGACAAGGACGGGAACAAGCGCCGGAACGCCGAGGTGCTGGCGGACAACATCTACTTTGGCGACAGCAAGAAGGAGGGCGATTCCTCCGGCGGCTACAAGGCGGCAGGCAAGGCCGTGGACGTGGAGCCGGAAGCGGGAGACTTTGCCGAGGTCGAGGATGATGGCGACCTTCCGTTCTAAGGTGGTGCCACGATGCCGAACAGGATCATAAAAGAAAGCATATGCTCCAGCGAAAAGATTGCGGCGCTTTCGGATTTTGAGTTTCGGCTATGGGTCGGATTGATCACACAGGCAGACGACGCAGGGCGCGGAGATGCCCGCCCTGCAATTATTAAAGGCCACGTTTTCCCGTTTCGGGACAGGCTATCCATCAAAGACATCGATGCTGCGCTCCAAGAATTGGCGGCAAAAGGCTGCGTTTCTCTCTACAAAGTGGACGGGAAGCCCTACTTTTTGTTCCCCGGGTGGGTCAAGCATCAGCGTGTCAGAGATTGCAAGCCGAAGTTCCCGGAACCGCAGGAAATTTCAAGTTTGCCGCAATCTGCCGCAAACTGCGGCGAGTTGCCGCAAACTGCGGCGAGTTGCCGCCTGAATCCAATCCAATCCGAATCCAATCCAAATCCGAATCCGAAAGAGAGTAACGCGCGCGAAACGCGCTTCATACCCCCGGCTATTCCTGACGTTGAGCAATATTGCCGCGAAAAGGGCTATCACGTCAACGCAGAGCGGTTTGTTTGCTTCTATGCACAAAAGGGCTGGATGGTAGGCAAAAACCGCATGAAAGACTGGAAACGGGCCGTTCAAGGCTGGGAAACTCGCTGGAAGGATGAACAGAAGAACGCGCAAAGCGGATTTTCGTATAACTACGGCAGTACGGAGGACAGCCTATGAACGCAGATTTCATCATCGACAGCATTGCGCAGAACGTTGTGCAGGACTGCGATGTTCTGGACTACGAGAAGGACGGTCTGCTGTATTGCGGCCATTGCGACACGCCGAAGCAATGCCGTATCGACATTGCTGGGAAGGTGCGGATCGTCAAGTGCCAGTGCGCTTGCGCCGCCAGAAAGTACGAGGCGGAGAAGAAAGCGCGGCAAGATCAGGAACTGCGCCTGCGCATTGAAACGCTTCGTGCGGACGGCATCCGCGATAAGAGCCTTGCTGGTTGCCGATTTGACGGGGCTACCATGACGAACGAGCTTGCCAAGTGCAAGCGATACGCAGACCGATGGGACGAAATGGCGCAGAGCAACAGCGGCTTGCTTCTGTGGGGCAATACGGGCAACGGGAAGACCTTCGCAGCTGCCTGCATTGCGAACCAGCTGATCGACCGTGGGATTCCGGCCATGATTACAAGCTTTCCGCGCATTCTGAGCGCCGGATATGACAAACAGGACATCATTGACCAGATGCGCTATTACCCCCTGCTGGTCATTGACGATCTGGGTGCGGAACGGAACAGTGATTATGCGCTGGAAACGGTCTACATGGTCATTGACGAGCGCTACAAGTCCAAAAAGCCATTGATCGTGACCACCAACCTGACGCTGGACGAAATCTGCAATCCCAAGAACATGGCCTATCAGCGCATTTATGACCGTGTGCTGGAAATGTGCGCACCTTTGGTATTTCGCGGCGACAGCATTCGGCGCAGAAAGGCGAAGGAACAGCTCAGTTTCGTCAAGTCGGTTTTGGAGGGAAGTGCATGAAAAACGGGATATGGACGGTGGATACGGCGCGGCTGTGCTGGGCCTGCCAGCAGGAAATGGCCCACGAGTACATCATCCAGCCCACCCGCGAACAGCGGCGCGACCCGGTGAAGGATCGCTGGGAGAGCGGCGTGTGTGAGCGCTGTGGGCGGAAACAGAGCATGACCAAGCTGCGGAGGTACACGATGAACAAACGAGGATTGGAGAAAAGAGGCCTGGAGAATGGGCTTGAAAAGTAGCGATCTGGCGCGGCTGGCACCGGCGGAGCAGAAGCAGGTCATGGAGGTCATGGAGAAGATGCAGAAGCAGGGGAAGTACAAGGCGCAGAAGACGCGGCGCGGCAAGCTGACCTTTGACAGCAAGAAGGAGGCGGAGCGCTACGACGCGCTGATGCTGCTGCAAAAGGCCGGAGAGATACGGGGGCTGAAATTGCAGGTGCGATACTGCTTGCAAGAGGCGTACACGACGTTTGAGGGCGACCGCGTGAAAAGTATCGACTACATCGCGGACTTCGTGTACGAGCGCAGAACGGCTCCTGACAGCTACGGCCAGCGATACTGGCTGCCGGTGGTGGAGGACGTGAAGGGGATGCGTACTCGCGAGTATGCCATGAAAGCAAAGCTGTTCCGCAATCGGTACGGATTTGCCATCCGGGAGGTGTGAGCATGGCCACGGTATACATGATCGTCACCCGTGACAAGTACCGCCTGCCCCGCTGGTGGGGTACGACCACGGCGGAGCTGGCGCGTCTGTCCGGACGGAAATACCAGAATGTCCGTGTGGGGATCTGCAAAGCGTTCCGGCACGGCGGCAGCTACGGCTGCTACGAGGTGGTGCGCATACAGGAGGGCGAGTGATGGGCAAGCAGCAAGTGCAGCTATTCAACGACAATTTTCAAAACTTCAAGAAGTACAACATTCCCAAGGCACAGCTTGTAATTGCGGACATCCCGTACAATATCGGATCAAATGCCTATGCCAGCAATCCTATGTGGTACAAAGACGGAGATAACGCTAACGGAGAAAGCCGCCTTGCCAAGAAGTCGTTTTTCAACTCAGACGGGAATTTCAAAATCGCGGAGTATATGCACTTTTGCTCCCGCCTTTTGAAAAAAGAACCGAAAGCAACAGGCGAGGCACCAGCTATGATTGTCTTTTGCGCCTTTGAACAGATGCAGACAGTTATCGAATATGGCAAGCGATACGGGTTTATGAAGTCGTATCCCCTGTTTTTTATCAAGAATTATTCCGCGCAGGTTCTTAAGGCAAATATGCGTATTGTCGGCGCGACAGAGTTTGCTGTGGTGTTGTACCGAGACAAACTACCAAAGTTCCGCAACACGGATATGTACGGAGAAAAAAGGATGGTTTTCAACTGGCAGGAGTGGGGGCGCGACGGGAAAGACATTCCAAAGATTCATCCTACGCAAAAGCCCGTTGTACTGCTGAAACGGTTAATTGGCATATTCACAGACCCCGGTGATGTGGTCATTGACCCATGCGCCGGAAGTGGTTCTACGCTGCGTGCTTGTATGGAAACAGGACGGCGCGGATACGGCTTTGAGATTAGCCGCGACTTTTGCCGGAAGGCGCAGGAGAAAATGCTTGTACTACCGGACGAAAACCAAGTATCACTGTGGGGGAATTGAAACATGGGCAAGCAGCATTTGAGCCGGGACGACCGGATCTTTATGGACGGCAAGCGGCGCGGTACGCAGGAGTGCATGGACATGGTGGCAATGGCGCTGCTGGACAAGTGCGGCTGGCACGTCCGGGAGGAGACGCCGGACAGCCGCGACACGCAGAGTATCGCGTACCTGTACGAGTGCCTGGAGAAGATGGCGGAGGAGATCAACGAAGGCCGCATCAAGCGCAAGCACATCAAGGACGTGCTGAAGGACGAGTGCGGCCTGGTGTTTGGAGATTAGGGAGGATGAAATGCGGTTGATTGATGCGGACAAACTGGTGGATATGCTGTATGACAACGAGTTCGCCGTACTTTGCCCGCTTGACGAAGTAAGCGGTGTGATTGACGCTTGCCCCACCGTGGATGTAATGACCGGGGTGCGGTGCAGCGATTGTGAACACTGTAAAGAAGTGGATGACCACGAAGGGCGCGGCCTTTTCTGCGCGATTTGGGGGCGCGGTTGGCATCGGGTGCAGTCTGATGACTTTTGCTCCCTCGGAGAACGGAGGGAAACACCATGATCCATTTCGGAGATATAACGAAAATCACCGGCGCGGAGATCGAGCCGGTATGGGTGGTGACGGGAGGAAGTCCCTGTCAGGACCTTTCCATCGCTGGGAAACGCGCTGGACTGGCGGGTGCGCGAAGCGGCTTGTTTATGGAGCAGGTGCGCATCGTGAAAGAAATGAGAGCGGAGGACAAACGGAATGGACGGACAGGTAACATGGTCAGACCTCGGTATCTTGTGTGGGAAAACGTCACGGGCGCATACAGCAGCAACGGAGGACGGGACTTCCACGCCGTGCTGGAGGAAATTGCGCGTATCGCAGAACCGGGATTTTCTCTATCTGGACTGCCGGAAAAGTGGAAATGGACAAAGGCAGGCGCCATCGACGGTGATGGGTGGTCTATCGCTTGGAGAACTCACGACGCTAAGGACTGGGGAAAAACCATCCGAGACAGCCGTACAGGAAATGTTATCCGTCTGGGGACCCCACAGCGTCGCCGAAGGATCTCGGTTGTCGCAGATTTTGGAGGAGAATCCGCTGCCCAAATACAATTTGAGCGCGAAAGCGTGTCTGGGCATCCTGCGGAGAGCGGAGCGGCGGGGGAAGGACCTGCAGGCGCCTCTGAAAGCGGCGCTGATGAAAAAGGCCAATGCTTAACAGCGTGGGACTGCCAAAGCAAACGGATTTTTGGCACGGATGGGGAAGCCCCGACGCTACAAGGTGGCATTGGTGGAGGAGTAAATAACCCGGCAATTTTCTGTATGGCAACACAGCAAGGCGGTGCGGAACTGCGGATAGATGACCGCGCACCCACACTGAACGCAGAGTGCGGCGGGAATAAGCCTGCGGTGGTGGCGCTGGACATGACACACGCCTGCGACGTCATCCGCGAGTGCGGGGAGCAGTCGTCCAGTTTGCAGGTGCGAATGGGAACGGGCGGCAATCAGATTCCGCTGACGTACCAAATGCAGGGCTTTGGTGACTACCGCGCCGCCGAGGCTGCAAGCAGTTGCAAGCAACGGGACTTTAAGGACAGCACAGACCTTGTCATCACAAACATGGTGGTGCGCCGCCTGACACCGATGGAATGCGAACGGCTGCAAGGATTCCCTGACCACTGGACGGACATCGGCGAGTGGACGGACGAAAAAGGAAAGAAGCACAAGGACGCGGACAGCCCACGGTACAAGGCGCTGGGCAACTCCATCGCCCTGCCCTTCTGGGACTGGATGCTGCGGCGTATGGCGCGGTATCTGCCGGAGGGCGCGACGCTGGGGAGCTTGTTCGACGGCATCGCAGGTTTCCCGCTGATCTGGGAGCGCATACACGGAAAAGGCACGGCGCGGTGGGCAAGCGAGATCGAGCCGTTTCCCATCGCCGTGACGAAGAAACATTTTCCGGAGGAGAAATGACATGACAAGAGATGAGATCGTGGTCGCTCTGCGGTGCCACTGTGACGCAATAGAAACCGGGAAGTGCCCAAAGGATAAGTGCCCTTCGTTTGAAAGACCGGCGCGTTATAAATGTGCTGGTGTGGTTTCTGGGGAAGCCGCTAACCTGATCGAGAACCAGCAGCGGCACATCGAGGCACTGCTGCAGGCAAACGCCGCCCTGCGGGACACTGTACTGCGGCGGGATGCGCAGATCGCGGACATGAGTGATGGACTGGCGCAGTTTGCCAAGGACGTGGCGGTGGAGGAGGAGCAGAAATGAGCCTTGAAGTATGCCCGATGACGCTCAAGGAGGCGAACGCCTTTGTGGAGCAGCACCACCGACACCATAAACCGGTGGTGGGACACAAGTTTTCCATCGGCTGCACGGACGGAAAGGAAATCGTGGGCGTGGCTATTGTGGGCAGACCTGTGGCGCGGCATTTAGACGACGGGTGGACGCTGGAAGTAAACCGCCTCTGCACAGACGGAACCCGCAACGCCTGTTCCATGCTGTACGCCGCCGCTTGGCGGGCGGCGAGGGCGATGGGCTATAAGCGGCTTGTGACCTACATACTGGACAGCGAAAGCGGTGTGAGTCTGAAAGCCAGCGGCTGGAAATGCGTGGGACAGGCTGGCGGCTTGCGTTGGACGGGTAAGCGCAGACCGGAGGTTGACCTATACCCAGCGCAGATGAAAATTCGGTGGGAAAAGGAGGAACACGATGGATCTGGTGACTAAGTACACTGCGGAGTTGAGAAAAAGAATAATTGACCTGCGTGACAAGTTAGAAACTGCTTACAACAGCATTTCGCAGTTGGACGCTTCCAACAGTGGGCTGATAGCCGCAAACGAGAAGCTGGCGGCAGACCGGAAAACTCTTATCAACGAGCTATGCCAATACTGCGGGAAGTACAAACAAGCACACGAGGGCGCCTGTGACGAGTGCAAATGGAGGGAGAAGTAAATGGACGCTGTAAGGTTTCTGCAAGAGCGCAAGAGAATGTGCGCCGAACGGCCTTGTGTTGCCTGCCCGGTTTACGCTACCGGGCAGGGCTGCACAGAAGATGACAATCCGGAACTCGCGGTTGCCACTGTCGAGGAATGGTCTGCACTGCACCCGCGAAAGACACGGCAGAGCGTGTTTCTGGAGCAATACCCGGAAGCTCGGGTAGATGACATCGGCGTGTTGCGTGTGTGTCCTGCAATAGTGTCTACGGCACACAGAGGAGACAAGGGTGGATGTTCAGACATTTCCAAGGACTGCGCCGTCTGTCGCCGCGAGTTCTGGATGCAGGAGGTGGAGTGATGGAAAATCTGTTGCAAAACATCGCCAGCGGGCTGTGGATCGTGTTGGGCGTGTACTGTTTCTTCGGACTAAGGAAGTGGAACAAGCGGTTCAGTGAGTTGTATGACGAGCTGAAAGGGGAGGTGGAGCGATGGAGCGACTGACGAGAAGAAGTGACACCGGACACGCATATTACCCGCGCTGCTTTGAAGAACCGTGCAACAGACGGTGCGAAGACTGTCTGTTTGATGAAACGATATGCAAACGCCTCGCCGCCTACGAGGACACGGGGCTTGAGCCGGAGGAAGTTTTGCCGAAGGATAAGGCGGACGAGATCGCGCTGAAGCTTATGCGGCTTGCTGATTTGGAAAGCCTTTGCAGCTATGACCGGCTGCGAGCGCTGGCCGAGGCCGACAAGGACGGTCGGCTCGTGGTGCTGCCGTGCAAGGTAGGAGATACGGTGTGGTCTAGTCTTGACGGCGTAAAATATGCAAGGGAATTCAAGGTTGACTTTGTGAATATTGGGAACGTTGGCACAACTTTTGTGCTTTCGGCAAAAAATGGGCTGAGAGAGCAGTACGGGGTTACTGCTACTGCGTTTGGCAAGACCGTATTCCTCACCCGCGAGGAGGCGGAGAAAGCATTGGAGGCGATGAAGGATGTTTGAATTGAAACCTTGCCCTGAGTGCGGTGGAGTTGCAACCGTTATCCATATGTACGATACCTACGATAGAGCAGATTTTGGGTGGGATGCCGGTTGTGGGAGATATAGGGCTGGTGATGGTCTCCACACAAGGAGGATGAAAGTATCTGGGCTGCCCAGCAAAGAAAAAGCAATCGAAGCATGGAACAGGAGGGCGGACAATGGATGAATTCATAAGCCGCGAGACGACGATTAAGCGCATCAAAGAAGTTTATTGCGCAGGCTGCAACAGCTACAACGGAGTAAGATGCCGTGCGTGTGGCACAGGTGATGCAATCGACATGATTGAAGATGCGCCCGCTGCTGACGTTGCCCCGGTGGTGCACGCAAGGTGGATTGATGATGGGAGAGGAATTATTATCTGCCCAGAGTGCAAACGGGGATATAATCTGCACGCTAAATATACCCACTACTGCCCTAACTGCGGGGCGAAGATGGACGGAGGAGACAACGATGCGATTGATTGACGCAGACAACGCTTTGAAAGCGTTTGCTACTGAATATAGGAAGACAAAAGAATTGATTGATTCGGGCGAATCGCATCTTGACAATCTTGCCGAAGGTTTCACGGAAGCGGCGCACATTGTCAAGTATATTTCCACAACCGTAGACGCAGAGGTCGTGGTGCGGTGTAAGGGCTGCAAGCACTACGACATGGGCGTCTGCCTGAAAATTTACTCGGACGGCAACGTACACTCAGCGGCTTGGCAGAAGCGAAAGCCGGAGGACTTCTGTTCCTGCGGCGGACGAAATCAAAACCAGTAAAACGCCGGCATTCCGGTGAAATAAAAAATACGGAGGAAAGATACCATGAATGAGAAGAACGAGCAGATGTACATTGTCCGCTGCGACCGCGCAGGCGTGTTTTTCGGTGGCATCAAGGACCGACGCGGCACGGAAGCGACCATGACCAATGTGCGCAAACTGTGGTACTGGAACGGTGCCTGCGCCATCGAGCAACTGGCTATGGACGGCACCAAGACCCCCGGTGACTGCAAGTTTACTGTGACGGTACCGTTGATGGAAGTGACCGGGGTGATCCAGGTGATCCCCTGCACCGAAAAGGCCACGGCATCCATCAGCGGCGTGAAGGAGTGGAAGCGATGAGCGCGCTGGATGAGAAAGTCAAAGCATTTTTGTCTGTAAGCTCCGGCTCCGGCTACGGCTCCGGCTCCGGCTCCGGCTCCGGCTACGGCTCCGGCGACGGCTCCGGCTACGGCTCCGGCGACGGCGACGGCTCCGGCGACGGCGACGGCTCCGGCGACGGCTACGGCTACGGCTCCGGCTACGGCTACGGCTACGGCTCCGGCTACGGCGACGGCTACGGCTCCGGCTACGGCGACGGCATAAGATCCTTTAACAGCGAACCGGTGTATACCATCGACGGGGTGCCCACGATCCTCCGCCACGTGCGGGGGAACGTGGCGCACGGCGTGATCCTGAACCGCGACCTGACCACCACGACCTGCTACGTTGCCAAACATGATAACATCTTTGCCCACGGTGCAACGCTGGCAAAGGCGATGGATGCTCTGCGGGACAAACTGTTTGGAGATATGCCGGTGGAGGAGCGCATCGCGGCATTTTTGAAAGAGACGGAGGACGGCAGGGCATACCCTGCGCAGTATTTTTATGACTGGCATCACCGCCTTACCGGGAGCTGCGACATGGGCCGCCGTCAGTTTGCCCGCGACCACGGAATAGACGTGGACAGCGACACCATGACCCTGCGGGAGTTTCTGGCCCTGACCAAGGATGCCTACGGCGGCAGTGTGATCCGGAAGGCGATGGAAAAGCTGGAGGTCGTTTATGAACGCACGTAACCGCAAACCAATCACAGACTTGTCCACCTGCCCCCGCTGCGGCATGGACAGCGGCGAGCGCAAGGAATCCGTCAACGTCCCCCTGCGTTACTACGTCCGCTGCGGCGGCTGCGGCTACACCGTCTCCGGTGACAGCCAGTCCTGTGCCACCAGGAAGTGGAACGCCATGAATGGGAGGTGCGGCCATGCAGATCGATGATACGGTGCGCGCCCGCTTTCTGACGATGCCGGACCCGTTCCCCGGCTCCGGAAAGGCCGAAAAACAGTACCCCGTGCGCAAGGCAACGGTGGTGTATGTGCACCCAAAGGGGCGCTACATCGTGGCGGAGTGCAAGGGCGTCAGGGAGACGTTTTTCCTGGAGGAGGTGCTGACATGAGCGAATTCCCGGAACGGCTTAGAAAGCTGCGGGAGAAAAAGAGACTGAAGCGGTATGTGCTGTCGGAGCGCTGCGGGCTGAATTCAGATGCTATACGCCGGTATGAGCTGGGGACGGCGAAGCCGACGATGGACGCGCTGAAGAGCATAGCGGATGAATTCGGCGTGTCGGTGGACTATCTGATGGGAAGGACGGACTATCCCTGCGTGGTAGATATTGCAGAAAAATAAATTTTGAAAATTCCACTTAAAAGTGGAAAAATTGAAAAAACGCACTTTATCATGGGAGATGCGGGGGCAAACTCTGCATCTCCATTCTTTTTCCCCTTCTTTCCTGATGGGCGGGGCTTCGGCTCCGCCCGGATGGAGCAATATGCCGCAGGCAGATGCCGCCCCACATTTCGGGGGGCGGGAGGGCGCACCTCTCATGCGGCGCCAGATGAAAACGTTGGATCGTTTTCACCCGCAAGGGGCTTTCTTGGGGCGTATGCCCCACACGCGGCATAGGTGCCCCGTAAGGGGAGGCCACAGCGAGTGACGGGGACTTTCCCCGAAGCGCTAAAGCAGGGCAGGACTGCAATGCCGTACCAACCACACAAGCGGGCGAGGAAGCGCGAGAAGTTAAGTGCACACAAGCTGTGGCCACAGCGGCGGACAGTTAATCCGCAAAAACAGTGTGCGGCTGACGAAAAGGCGTAGCGCGGTGTGGTGCCGGAATAACTGTGTAACCCATGCTTGAGAGCTTCCAGAAGGCCGCATGGGAGGGGAAAGACTGTTACTGTAGCCAAGGGGTGGGGGCTGGTAGCAAAACAGGAGGAGGGAATGAAAATCACAAAACGGCGGCTTGCGGATATTGTGCCGTATGCCGGCAACGCAAAAAAGCATGATAAACGGCAAATCAACAACGTTGCGGAGAGCATCAAGCAGTACGGCTTTGTGCAGCCGATTGTGATTGATCGCGACGGCGTGATTGTAATCGGCCACTGCCGCGCTATGGCGGCAAAGAAGCTGGGCATGGAAGAAGTGCCGTGCGTCTGTGTGGATGATCTGACACCGGAGCAGGTAAACGCCCTGCGGCTGGTGGACAACAAGAGCAACGAGAGCGATTGGGACTTTGACCTGCTGGCCGATGAACTGCCTGGGCTGGATTTGTCGGCGTTTGACTTTGATTGGGGGCTGCGTGATGAACTCGACACGTCAGTTGTAGAGGATAACTACGATCCTGTTTTACCAGCAGAGCCGAAGAGCAAACTTGGCGATGTGTACCAGCTTGGAGACCATCGCCTTATGTGCGGGGATAGTACGTCCTTGACAGACGTACAGAAGCTCGTGGGGGGGGGCACAAATGGATTTGCTGCTCACAGACCCTCCGTACAATGTGGACTATCAGGGCACCGCCGGGAAGATGAAGAACGACAATATGGAGGATACGGCATTTAGACGGTTTCTAACGGATGCGTTTTCCAATGCGGCAATGGTTATGAAACCAGGTGCTCCGTTCTACATCTGGCACGCAGACAGCGAGGGGTATAACTTCCGAGGCGCGTGCAGAGATGCGATGCTGCGTGTCCGGCAGTGCCTGATCTGGGTGAAGAACTCCCTTGTGATGGGGAGACAGGATTTCCAGTGGAAACATGAGCCTTGCCTGTATGGTGAGAGCGAGATTGAAGAAGAAGCACACGAACCTTGCCTGTACGGCTGGACGGAAGGGAAGAAGCATTATTTCTTCAAGAACCGCAGGCAGACAACCGTGTTGAATTTTGATAAGCCTGTCAAATCTGCGGAGCATCCGACCATGAAACCGATTAAGCTGTTTGATTACCAGATGCAGTGCTCCAGTAAGGCGGGCGAGAATGTGCTCGACCTGTTTGCTGGCTCTGGCACAACAATCATGGCAGCGGAGCAGAATGGCCGACACGCTTTCTGCATGGAGTACGACCCGAAGTATGCGGACGTCATTGTTGACCGGTGGGAGAAGTTCACCGGGAAGAAGGCGGTGCTACTGTATGACGATTGAGGAAGCAAAGGCGATCATTGCAAAAACAACCAGCCCGCACTTAAAGCGAGACATGGAGAAGTTTATCAAACGCCAGCGGAGAAAGGAGGGCACGTATGGCAAGGCCAAGAAAGGAAATAGACCAGAAGCAGTTCGAAAACCTCTGCGGCCTGCAATGCACGCTTGAAGAAATCTGCGGTTGGTTTGATGTGACCGATAAAACATTGGACAGCTGGTGTAAACGCACCTATCATGCCAGTTTTTCCGAGGTATTTAAGCAAAAGCGCGGAGCTGGGAAAATTTCACTGCGTCGGAGCCAGTGGCAGCTTGCGGCAAAGAACGCAAGCATGGCTATTTGGCTGGGGAAGCAGTACCTTGGGCAGCGTGATATTGTTGAGCTGGGTTTGCCGACGGACAACACAAAGGACGACGCATTGAGCGTGAGCTTGCGTGAAATGGCAGAAGGGTTGGAGAGCGATGATTAGCCCGAAGCAGCAGAAGATCCTTGCTTTCCCCTATTCCAAGTATGACGCGCTGATCTGCGACGGCGCTGTGCGTTCCGGCAAGACCTCCATCATGATGTGGGCGTTCGTCCGCTGGGCGATGGAGAATTTCAGCGGTCAGCGCTTCGGTGTGTGTGGCCGCACGGTGGACAGCTGCACCAAGAACATCATCGTTCCGTTCACGGCGATGAGCCTTGCAAAGGAGCGCTATATTATCCGCTGGCGGCGCGGCGACAAGGTGATGGAAGTGCGGCGCGGCGCCGTGACGAATTACTTTGAGGTGTTCGGCGGCAAGGACGAGGCCAGCTATACGCTGATTCAAGGCCGCACGCTGGCGGGTGTGCTGCTGGACGAGGTGGTGCTGATGCCGCGCTCGTTTGTGGAACAGGCGCTTGCACGATGTTCTGTGGACGGTGCAAAGCTGTGGTTCTCTTGTAACCCCGGCAGCCCGCATCACTGGTTCTATCAGGAGTGGATTAAGCGACACCGCGAACGGAATACGCTATATCTTCACTTCGAGATGACAGATAACCCTGGCTTGAGTGCGAGAACGCTTGAGCGCTACGAGAATATGTACGCCGGCATCTTCTATGACAGATATGTTCGCGGTCTTTGGGTGGCGGCGGAAGGTGTGGTATATAAGGATTTTGCCAATAACACGGAGAAGTATCTAATTGACGAGCCTCTAAAATGGGCAGAAGAAAACGGAACAATGTTTACCGTTATTTCTATTGGCGTTGACTTTGGCGGCACAAAGTCTGCGACAAAGTTTCAGGCGACCGGTATTACAAAGGACTTTCGCGTTGTTGCTTTGGAAGAGGAATATATCAAAAACGAGGAGATTGACCCTGATGCCCTGAATCGGCGGTTTGCCACATTTTGCCAGATAGTTACGGCTAAGTATGGATACAGCCAAACAAGAGCGGATAGCGCGGAAACAGTATTGATTCGTGGGTTAGATCATACCGCGCAGAAGATGCACCTCGGCACGCAGGTTAAGAACGCGCTGAAAATGCAAATCACTGATCGCATCCGGTTGGTGGTACTGCTGATGAAGCAGGGCCGCTTTAAGGTTTCGCGGAGCTGCCCGCATCTGATCGATGCGCTACAAACCGCGATTTATGATCCTGATAAGTTTGAAGATGAGCGCTTGGATGACGGCACATCCGATATCGATAGTTTGGATGCCTTTGAGTACAGCATTGAGCCATATTACAAAGACCTGGAGCGTGCCGGTCACATGATGGGATGGTGAGAGAGTGAATATCCGCAGAGCATTAGTAGAATTGGGCTTTGATACGGTCGACAGCAAGTTTTACTCGTTGATCAGTGTATGGCGATCTTGGTATGACGGCGATGTGAAGGACTTCCACAGCTATACGGTGTGGAACGGCATCGAAGAGCTGGAATGCCATAGATATTCTGTCAACATGTGCAAGAAGGTCTGCGAGGACTGGGCAAACCTGCTGATGAATGAGCGAGTGAACATCACCCTTGAGGGAAAACGAGAGCAGGACTTTGTAGACGCGATCCTTGCAGATAACAACTGGTGGGTTAAGGCCAACGAAGCGCAGGAGCGGAAAGCTGCGGTAGGAACTGTTGCCTATGTCCCCACGGTCGAGGGTATGAGCATCAATCCGGACACATCGGAGATTGTGGACGCCGGTCGAATTCGAATCAATTATGTCAGTGCAGGGAACATCTATCCGCTGACGTGGGATAACGGAGTCATTCGAGAGTGCGCTTTTGCGTCAACAAAAAGGGTTAATGATACGGAGTACACTTACATCCAGGTTCATCGGCTGAACGGCGGCGAGTATGACATTGAAAACCACCTGTACGGCACAGATGAGGTACCGCTGGCCAGCGTGCGGGGCTTTGAAACGATCCCGCCTGTCGTTCACACAGGGAGCGACAAGCCGCAGTTTATTATCGACCGCCTGAACATTGCGAATTCCGATGAGTTTAACCCGATGGGCGTTGCAGTGTTTGCGTATGCCATCGACCAGTTAAAGGGCGTTGATATTACATACGACAGCTATGTAAACGAGTTTGTCCTTGGCAAGAAGCGCATTGTGGTGCAGCCGGAGGCCATCAAAAGCGTTGACGGTCGCCCTATGTTCGACAAGCGTGAGACCATATACTATGTTATGCCGGAAGATAGAGGAAGTGATGGCAGCATCCTCCAGCAGGTCGACATGACGCTGCGCACAGCGGAGTTTAACACCGGTATGCAAGATATGCTGAACATCTTGTCGAGCAAGTGCGGATTCGGTGAAAACCATTACAAATTTGACCGAGGCAGTATTGCAACGGCTACGCAAGTCATCAGCGAAAACAGCACATTGTTCCGGACTATTAAAAAGCATGAGATTTTGCTCGAGCAAGCGATCACAGGGCTGTGTCGCACCCTGCTTCGCATGGGAAATAAGTTTATGAACGCCGGGCTGGATGAGGAAGTTGAAATTTCCATTGACTTTGATGACAGTATCATTGAAGACAAGGGGCAGGACTTTAACCGCGATGTGCAGTTGCTTAACGCTGGCATCATGAACGACTGGGAGTTCCGTATGCGCTGGATGAACGAGGACGAGGCCACCGCAAAGGCGGCGCTTCCCAAGATGCAAGACATGACAAAAGAGCCGCAAGAAGATATCGAGTGAGGTGACGGCCAATGCGTCCTTACCCTTTTGACCCTGCTTTGCTTGACGCACTACCGGAGGTCCTGGCAGAACTGTTTCGGGCGCTTGAGCTTGTGCTGCTGGATGAAATTTGCTCCCGGCTGAAAGCTGCGGATGAGCTGAACGAGGTAACAGTGCAGGCAATCCGTGCGCTGCGTTCCCACGGAATTGATCTTAAGGAGATTGAGAAAGCAGTTCTTGAAACTTCCGGCATCAGCAAAACAAAGCTGGATAAGCTGCTTGATGATGTGGTAGAGCGTAACCAGAAGTATTACACAGAGCTTATCAACCTTGCGCACATCACACAGCCGGGAAAACTGGTTGACGATGCGGAAGTTGCGGCAATCAAAAAGCAGACGATTGACACATTTCGAAACTTGACCGCTTCTATGGGATTCCTGGTGGACGCTGGACGCACGATGCTACCGCCTGCCAAAGCATACCAATGGGCGCTGGATAAGGCAGTAATGCAGGTGCAGAGCGGCGCGATCAACTACAATCAGGCAATCAAGACGACGGTAAAGCAGCTTGCAGACAGTGGCTTGAAGGTCGTTGACTACGAGAGCGGCCATCGAGATCATATCGATGTGGCGGCGCGGCGGGCGGTAATGACAGGCGTTTCCCAAATCTGCGCAAAGTACACGGAGCAATCCGCGGAATATCTTGAGACACCGTATTTTGAGGTTTCTGCCCATTCCGGCGCGCGCGACAAGCCGGGGCCGTCTCCGTGGTCAAGCCATAAGAACTGGCAGGGAAAGGTTTACAGTGTCCGCGACGGGGATATTTACCCGAGCATCTATAAGGTTTGCGGTCTTGGCGCTGTTGATGGTCTGGAAGGTGCAAACTGCCGACACAGGCGGTTCCCGTGGGTGGAGGGTGTTTCTGAACGGACATACACTGAAGACCAGCTCAAGCATATAGACGATGGACTGGGATGCTCCTACGACGGAAAATCATACACAGCGTATGAAGCAACGCAAATGCAGCGGCGTGTGGAACGGGAGATTCGAAAGCTCAAGCGCGAGAAAGCCGCCTACAAAGCCGCAGGATTGCATGAAGACGAGACAGCGGTAAACATACGGCTACGGCGGCTAAACGCTAAATACAAGGCGTTCAGCGCGGAAGCTGGACTGCCGGAGCAACCGGAGCGGATGCGCGTCTATTTTACGGATGACGCAACAATCAAAGCGGCAAATTCCATAAAAACGCAACGAGAAAAAGTGGCAGCGGCTTACGCTAAAGACGATAGCGACACTCTTAAGTTTTTCGGCGCAGACGCAAGAGATAACTTGAATTCTATTGTGAAAAGACGTACAATGAAGCTGGAAAATGGCATTGCGTGCTTCCCGGACGGTGACCCGCTGAATGAAAACGTTAAAAGGGTAAAACCTCTTAAAACGTATTTTGACGTCGCTATGCACGGAAGCCAGACGGCAGTCGGATTTGGTACAAAAGAACTCAATATGTCACCGCGCTTACTTGCCGCAGTCATTCGGCATAGTAAAGGGTGGAATGGCCAGAAAGTTCGTTTGCTATCTTGCAGCACAGGCGCACGCATGGAAAACGATTATTGCTTTGCAGAAGAGCTGGCAAATGCACTTGGCGTTGAAGTGAAAGCCCCAGACGATGTGCTTTTTATTTCCGGTGCTGGCGTACTGAAAGTAGGAACACATGGGGAAGGAAATATTTTGCCGTTTACCCCAAATCAAAGAGGAAGGAGAAAGTGACATGGATTTCGGTTTTTTTAAAGGATTGCCATACAAGAATTCTATTGAGAATTTTGAAGACTATAAGAAATACAAAAATAGTATCCCAAAAGAAGCGATTTTAAGCCACATTTCCTCCCTCGATGCCGGGCTGACATCGTTGCCCAGTTTTGATATGTTTACTGGCGAAGAACTTCACGCAGGTATGTTTTGGGACGGTAAATTCACCTTCCCGTATGAGTTTCTGCATTACTACAAGAATTATGACATTGGCATCCCCTATGAGTATGAAGCGTATTTGAAAGAAATCGGGGTGGGCTGATGGATGATAAACTGATGCAGACCATCGAGTCTATTATCCGGCGCGGCAACGATGTGGAGATCCGGCGCAAGGGTGACGGTTACATCGTGTTAGAAGTCAAAAAAACAATCAAATATTCAACTCCCGCGTAATTGGGCGTGGGAAAGGGCAATAGGAGCCAACTTGTAAGGATTTCTTACAGGTCGGCTCTTTTTCTTTTAGGAGGCAGCGCATGGCTAACAGCAAAGTCAACATTTTAGGCACGGATTACGAAATTGTCGTTAAAAAGTACGGCGACGATGAGGCGTTTGAGCGCAGGAGCATTGACGGATATTGCGACCACCTTTTGAAGAAAATCGTAATTTGCGACATGACAACCTATAAGGGGTGGGAAAACGAGCCGATAGAAACGGCAAAAGAAGCTCAAAAGCAAACGCTACGTCATGAAATTGTACACGCATTTTTCAGCGAAAGCGGCCTTTCGGATAGCGGGCTTTCTTTTGAAGGGGCATGGTGCAAAAACGAGGAGCTTGTCGACTGGATCGCGTGGCAAGGACCGAAAATCCACAAGGCGTGGGAAATGGCAAACGCAATTTAGAACAGGTAAAACCCGCGATCTACAGCGGTTTTTATACAACGTTCGCCCCCGAAGAATTGGGGCCAAAGAAAAGGAGAACGAATAACATGGCGAAATTTACGAGAGCGGAAATCAGAAATATTCTCGGCGAGGCTTGCACCGAAGAGATCGAGAATCGCTTGGTTGCGCTGCATCTGGGCGTGGTCGACCCCCTCAAGGACGATCTCACAAAGTACAAGGCGGACGCGGAGAAGCTGCCCGGCGTCCAGAAGGAATTGGACAGCCTCAAGGCAGCAGGTGACGGCGGCTATAAGGAAAAGTACGAGAAGGAACACTCGGCCTTTGAAGCCTTTAAGGTCGACATCACGGCAAAGGAAAGCAAGGCGGCGAAGGAAAAGGCCGTGCGTGCTTACTTTGAGAGCAAAAACATCACCGGCGCAAATCTCGACCTCGCCATGCGCGGATGTGGAGAGGAAATGGCGGCGCTGGAGCTGGACGGTGAAAAAATCAAGGACACTAAGGCCCTTGATGCGCTTGTGGATGGCACCTATAAGGGGCTTGTTGCCAAGGCATCCGTCCGCGTGGACATGGGCGGTCGTCTTAACGATGGCGGGAAGCCGATGACCAAAGACGAGATCATGAAGATCACCGACAGAGCGGAGCGGCGGGCTGCAATCGCCGCAAATATGGATTTGTTTAGAAAGGAAGAATAAAAATGGCTGCTGATCCTAAGCTCATTAAGAAAGCTGACCTCGCGCGTGTGCGCGAAATCGAATTTACCGAAATGTTCGGTTATTCCATCAAGAAGCTGATGGAGGCTCTGGGCGTTACCCGCAAGATCGCCAAGCAGGCCGGTACTGTGCTCAAGAGCTACAAGGCTACCGGCACTCTGGAAGACGGCGCTGTGGCCGAGGGCGAGACCATCCCTCTGAGCAAGTACAAGACCGAGGCTGTGAACTACAAGGAGATCACCTTGAAGAAGTGGCGTAAGGCCACTTCTGCCGAGGCAATCACTGATCGCGGCTACGATCAGGCCGTCGAAATGACCACCGATGAAATGCTGAAGGACGTGCAGAAAGGTATCCGCAAGGATTTCTTCGGTTTCCTCGCAACCGGTACTGGCACGGCCAGCGGTGCTACCTTCCAGGCGACCTTGGCTCAGGCATGGGGCCAGCTGCAGGTGCTGTTCGAGGATGACGAGATCGGCGCAGTGTATTTCATGAACCCGCTGGACGTTGCGGACTATCTCGCAACTGCCAACATCACCCTGCAGACCGCTTTTGGCATGACCTATGTCGAGAACTTTCTCGGTCTGGGCACTGTGATTCTGAACTCCAGCGTCCCCAAGGGCAAGATTTACGCCACCGCCAAGGACAACATCGTCCTGTACTACATCCCTGTGAACGGCGCAGATCTGGGCGAGGTGTTCAACTTCACCACCGACGCCACCGGTTATATCGGTATCCATGAGGAGCCCGATTACACCAACATGACCGCATCTGACACCGTTATCAACGGCATGGTGCTGTTCGCCGAGCGCATTGACGGCGTGGTTGTCGGCTCCATCACTCCGGCAGTGGGGGGCTAACTGAACTGCTGAATGAGCTTGACCCTGACACCCCGGCTTTCTCCGGCATGACAAAAGCTGAAATGCTTGCGTATGCCGATGAAAACGGGGTGAAAGGGGTCAGCAGTTCGATGAAAAAGGCTGAAATTCTCGCAGTTTTGGAAGGAGGGCACTGATGACTTACGCAGACTTTGAATACTACTCCGGCACTTACATGGGCGCTGTGAGTGAAAATGTCTTCCCGCGTCTTGTTGTCCGCGCCAGCTCCTTCCTCGATTACTACACGCAGAACCGGGCAAAAGATAACGCCGATATGGACGCTGTAAAAATGTGCTGCTGTGCACTTGTGGACAAGTATCAGCTGATCGAAGCCGCGCAGCAGCTTGCCGCAACCAAACTGACAAACGCGGTGACCGGCGATGACGTAAAAAGCGAAACGGTAGGCGGGTACTCCCGAACGCTGGCCAGCGGCGGCGAAGCTGCCGCGTCTGCGCTGAGTGCAACGGACGGTGCGAAGAAACTGCTGGCGGCGACCTGTAACGAGTATCTGGCGCATACCGGGCTTTTGTATCGGGGAGGGGGGTGCTGTGGTTGTACGCGCCCCACACTATAACGGTCTACAACGCCGTGCAGGAGACTGACCCGGCGACCTTTGAGGAAATCACAAAGCTGTATGTGACCATCCTGCGCGGCGTTATGCTGCAGGCCAGCAAGGCTGTCAACGTGCGCGAAAGCGGACTTGAGAGCGCAGACGCGGTAAACCTGTACATTCCGTTTTCCGTGAAAGCGGTGGACGGCACGACAGGCAAGGCCAAAACTTACGCGCCCCCGCAGGCGTTTCTTGCAACGGCGGACAAGTCCGGGCTGTGGACGCTGTCTGTGAACGGTAACGGCGGGCTGACGTTCTTTGTGAAAGGCGAGTTTGTCACAGACAAAGAGGATGTGGCTATGGCACAGGACGGCTGCTACAACGTGACCAAAGTGGACGAGAAAGATTTTGGCAGCGTGGATATGCAGCATTGGGAAGTCGGAGGGGCATAAAATGTCGCTCAAGTTCTCTGTTGACGTGTCCGGCATGGACGAGGTAAAGCGGCAGCTTGCAAGGGCCTGTGACCGTGCTGAAAGCGTTTTATCGCAACAGGTGATGAAAGATACCATCCCCTTTGTGCCTGCGCTTACAGGCTCTCTGACGCAGAGAACACGGGTGGTTGGAAACGAGGTCATTTATCCCGGCCCATACGCCCGCTTCCTGTACTACGGTAAGGTAATGGTAGACCCGGCGACCGGCAGCACATACGCCCCAAAGGGCGGGCACAAGGTGGTCACAGACCGAAATCTTGTATTTAACACAACAATGCATCCGCAGGCACAGGCGCACTGGTTTGACGCTTCCAAAGCGCAGAACATGGAGAAGTGGGTGCGGGTGGCAGATAAGGCGGTGAAGAAATTTGGAAAAGATTAAAAAGGCCGTGTCAGCGGCGGAAGAGGATCAGGTATCGCGCAAGCTGCTTGTGTGGCTGAACACATACCCGGAGCTGCCAGTCGACCTTATCCGCTTTGAGTTTCTTCCCGCCGACACTTCCGCTATGGCGATGTCGACCATTCAGGCGGCTTACATCGTGCGGAAGTATATCACCGGCGGTTATGTGGCGGATTATCAGTTCAAGATAATCTACCGAGTGAAGCCGGGGAACAGCAACGACAAACGGCTCAAGGCTGACGAACTGTTGAACGCTATCGGGGATTGGGCAAATGGTCAGAAGCCCGACATTGGCGACGACAAGCGCGTTATCAGCATGGAGCCGACCACGCGATCTTCCCTGTTTGCCATGTATGAAAACGGGGACGAAGATCACCAAATCCTTATGAAACTGAATTACGAGGTGAATGTATAATGGCAGATTTGGAATTCAACACCACAGTGGGCCAGACCATTGACCGCGAACTGCTTATTGCGTACATGAATACCGGCACCGCATCCGCCCCTGTGTGGAGCGCCATCGGTAAGCGCGTTGAGGACAGCAGCGAGGAAATGGATTGGAGCACCGACACCAAGCAGGACATTCTGGGACACACCTTTACTACCATGAAGAAGCCCACCATCACGCAGACCTTTGATCCCATTCCCTTGGATGCGGGCGATGCTGCGGCGGTGAAGATGTGGAACCTGGCAGTAAAAGACCAGGATGCCCAGGCGCTGGCAAATCAGGACATGATGATCGGCCACTTCTACGCCACCAGCGGCGAGGCGATGTTTGCGGAGCGCTACGACGCTTGCGCTATTGCCATCACCGGCATCGGCGGCGAGGGCGGCGGCACCCTGAATATCACCAGCGAAATCACCTACGGCGGCACCCGCACTGTGGGTACCGTGAAGAAGGGCAGCAGCGGCGCTATTGAGTTTACTGCGGCCTAAATAAAGGGGCGGGCAACCGCCCCTGTTTTGGAGGGAACACATGAAGGAATTGAAAATCACCACCGGCGTACAGGAATACCACCTGAATGACAAATGCACGGTGTATTTTAATCCCAGCGATCCGGCGTTTGCAGACAAGCTTTACACAGCGTTTGACGCGCTGAAAAAGAAGCAGGATGCGCGGGACGATAACGTAGAAAAAATGAGCGCCCGTGAAATGTTTGACTGGCTCCGAAATATGGACGCCGAAATGCGCGAGACTATTGACGGGGTGTTTGAGCAGCCGGTGTGTGAGCCGCTGTTTGGCAACGTGAGCGTTTACGCTATCGCTGACGGTGCGCCCCTGTGGATGAACCTGATGGTTGCCATCATGGACGAGCTGGACGAGGGGATTAAGCGTGAAAAGGCTTTTCACAGTGAGAAGCTTGCAAAGTATACGGCCAAGTACCACAGATGATGTACGACCTTCCGACGAGCCTTGAGGTGTGTGGAACGGAATACCCAATAGAAACGGATTTCCGCGTGATACTGGACATATTCTCGGTGCTGTCTGCTGTGGAACTAACGAGCGAAGAAAAGTGCTTTGGCGTGTTGGGAATGTTTTACCCCGGTTTTTTCACTATGCCTGAGGAGCACATGGAAGAAGCGATAAAACAGTGCTTTTGGTTTATCAATGGCGGAAATGAGGAAACGCAAAAAAAATCAACCAAGTTGATGGACTGGGAACAGGACTTTCGACTGCTCATCGCCCCAATCAACCGCATAGTGGGGCAAGAGGTGCGGGCGCTTCCGTATCTGCACTGGTGGACGTTTCTTTCGTACTACGGAGAAATCGGGGATTGCTACTTCGCGCAGATCGTGCGCATACGCGATCTGAAAGCAAAAGGCAAGCTAAAAGACAAAGCCGACAGGGAGTTTTACCGCAGAAACCGCGACGTTATCGACATCAAGCGACGGTACTCGGAGGCGGAGGAAGAAATTATCAAAGGCTGGACGTAAAAAGCCGCCCCGGAGGGCGGCTGCGCGGCGGTCAATGATTTGCAATAAATGTAATGTCGTTGCCAGACCAAAAGTCCGGGGTAAAACGGATTTCAAGCGTTTTCCAATCGGCGGGGACTTCGTAGCCTATTACGCCAGACATCTTTTTCCCGGCTGCAACAGTGCCGTCCATTTGGCCTTTGTCTGCGGCTAATGTGCCGGTCATGCTCATGTTTGTGGAGTAGTCATCGACATACGCTTCGAAGGACATTATAGAGCTTATGGAAATATCTTTGCTGGATTTGTTTTCAATGGCAAATTCGCAAAATAGAAAAACGTTGCCGCTGTCTGGTGTGTAAAAACCTTCTCCGCTTGATTGGGTGCAAGACACAAATGTGACTTCAATGTCTTTAAGGGAGACAACGTCACCAACTGCAAATTCCGTTTTCTGCGGAGCAGTTGATCCGTTTCCGCCTTTTGCGCCTGTATCCCCAACCTTTTCTGGGGAGTTCCCGCCAAGCGCAGTGCCAATAATGCCGATAGCAATAAACACAGCTATAACGATCAGCACAACCGGTTTTTTCTGTTTGGCCCCGCAGGCAGGGCAAACTTTCGCAGATTTTGCAATATCTGCGCCGCAGGTCTTGCACTTAGTCATTTTGTTCATTTTCTTCCGCCCTCCAAGAAGTTTTTTGTGGTTTGTTCATAGTACCACATAAATACCATAAAAGCAAGTAGGTGATTATATGGCAAACGCGGACGGCTCCGTTATCATCAAGGCCGACATTGACGATAAGCAGGCGCAGAAAGAACTCAATGCGCTGGAAAAGAAAATAGAAGCGCTGCAGGAAAAGCTCACCAACAAGAAATCCGCGCGAGATACTTTGTTTAACCAAGCCAACAACCTGGGCGCACAGCTTGACCAAGCAAAGGCCAAACTGGCGCAGATGAAGGGCGGCGGCGAGTTCTTCACCAGCGACGCTATCAAGCAGCAGGAGGCCGCTGTAGCGTCTATGGAAAAAGAATGGAACGCCATGAATGACAAACTGGACAAGCAGAACGCCGCTATCCGCGAGGGCGAAGCGGAGCTTGACCGAATGAAAGCAAAGGCCGGTGAGTTAGGTAAGCAACTTGGCAATACCGGCAAGAACGCAGGAAAAATACAAGAAGGGTTAGACAAAGCATCCCAGGGAATGGAGGCGTTCACAAAGCGCGTAAAAATGCTGGCAAAGCGGGCGCTGGTCTTTACCATCATTGCCCGTGCGTTGGCGGCCCTCCGAGATTGGCTGGCAGATGTGGTAGCCGTAAACGGCGAAGCGCGGGACGCTATTGCACAGCTCAAGGGTGCGCTTCTGACACTGGCACAGCCGCTTGTGCAGATCATCATCCCGGCGTTTACTGCGCTGGTTAAGGTACTGGCTACGGTGGTTTCGTTTATCGCGAATATTGTATCCGCACTATTTGGAACAACGGCAAAAGAAAGCGCCAATGCGGCAAAATCCTTGAATGACCAAATGAACGCCTATAAGGGTGTAGGCAGTGCTGCGAAGTCGGCAAGTAAACAGTTGGCCTCGTTTGACGAGATAAACAAGTTAAGTAGTGAAAGCAGCGGTGGTGCGTCTGCTATTCTGCCTAATTTCAGCCAAATCGGCAAGATGGATTTTTTAGATGAAATCACTGACCGGCTGAAAAAGATAGGACAGGACATCGCCAACATTTTTAGAGATGTAAAATCGTTTATCGGCAACGTATTCTCCGGGGATTGGGGAGCGGCACTGGACAACATCATCGACTTTGTAAACCACGCCCGGATACTGCTGGCCGATTTGCTGGACTTTGTGGGGTATATCTTTGGAGAGATCATAGACACCATCATAGAAAAGTGCGGTCTTGCCGGTACTCCGGTGGGAGATATGTTGACCGGTATCAAGGACATTGTACAGGGTGGTCTTGGCCTTATTTCTGGCATACTGACAGGCGACTTAGAGAAAATGAAACAGTCGGTTATCCAAATGCTTACCGGCGTTAAAACTTTTGTGTTTGGCATTTTTGATTGGTTCAAACTTGGGCTGACAAGTTTGCTGGACTGGTTTGACAAAAAAACAAACGGGCGGTTCCGCGAAATCATTGAACTGGCAAAAACCTATGTCAACGTTGGTATAGATGGCGTAAAACAAATTTTCGGGGGCCTTATTGCTTTCTTGACCGGCGTATTTACAGCGGATTGGAGAAAAGCATGGGGAGGCATCAAAGAAATTTTCCGTGGCATTTGGAATACAATCGTCGGCGTCTTGGAGGCTTCTGTAAACCTTATCATCAAAGGCATCAACTGGCTTATAAGTAAGCTCAACTCCCTGCTGGAGAACAGTTTGCTGGCAAAGGGACTTGACCTCATCGGGATTGAATTTCGTGGCATACCGCAAATACCGGAAGTGCACATTCCCCGTCTGGCACAGGGGGCTGTTATCCCACCAAACCGAAAGTTTATGGCGGTTCTGGGCGACCAAAAGCAAGGGACAAACATCGAAGCGCCAGCAGATCTTATCCGTCAGATTATACGCGAAGAGATAAACAACTTTGGTGGCGGAGAGGACATCACGATTAAGTTCACCGGTGACCTTGCACAGCTGGCGCGTGTCTTGTCTCCTGAAATCACGCGACAGCAAAGAAATAGACAGCGTGCGCTGGGGGTGTAAGAATGGCAAAACCGTATTTCAAAATTGACGGGACAGACATTATGCATTTAATCGAAAATGGCGGCATCGTTTGGACAAGAAGCGATTTGGATAGTGACAAGGCTGGAAGAACAATGGATGGCACGATGCATCGCGGACGGGTAGCCATTAAGTATAAGGCAACTGTAAAATGCCTGCCATTGCATCGCGCAGACGAGATTAATCTGATGAGGTTGATCCTTCCGGAGTTTGTAATTGTTGAGACAAATTTGCATCCGCTACATGAAATTGTATCTGCACAGTATTATTCAAATAATGTGCCGTCTACGATTTCTACGGTTGATCCTGAAACCGGTGAATCCATCTGGGCAGACATTACATTCCCGCTTGTCGAAAAGTAAAGGAGCAGAAAAATGCAACAGACATCTGCGCTATACAAGGAATTACTGGCTGGTGACTATACCGTTGAAACAAGAGTTGCAATCGGGGAATCAGGACTTCTCGTAGAAAAAACAGGAGATCATATAACGTTTGGCGGTACACGAATACTTATAGCGACTTCTGGTGCCGATGGAGGATACGGGGCGAATATGCTTTCAAGTGTGGAAACATCAGGAGGCCTATTTGATGGAGATGAGCCGTCCTGCGGGAACTGCATTAGTCGTGAAGTAGACATAAAAATGTTAAAGCCGATTGGGCAGATACCCGGTCTTTCCCGCGTCGGAATTTATGCAAGAATCACAGACGGCACACGTGCTTCTGAATGGCTCCCTCAAGGCGTTTTCTTCATCGATTCGATTGAAGAAGATGCGGAAGACGATGATGTTAGATGGCTTCGCATCCACGGATACGATGCACTTCTGTTTTCTGAACAAGATTACCCGTCAAACACAAATCTAACGTGGCCTGCAAAGGACATCGATGTTGTAAGAGAAATCGCATCGGCTATTGGCGTTACGGTGGATAAACGCACAAAAAACGCAATGAATAACGCCTACCTCGTGCAATATAACACTACATATTCGTGCCGAGAGTATTTGTCGTATATTGCAGCAATGTATGCAGGTTGCTTTATCATGAGTGAAACCGGAGAACTGCAACTCGTTTGTTTTTGGGACATACCGAAGGAAACGAGATACCTGATCGACAATGCTGGATTTGCCATAACGTTTGGAGGTGACAGAATCGTTGTCTGATGTAATAAACGTAAGAAAAAACGTATCATCGTTAGAAAAGCAAAACACGTTTGATGGATATTCCAAGGTCACGATTTCCGTATCAGACGAAATGGAATATAACGCAGGCACCGATACAGGACAAACGCTGAAACTGTTTTGCCCGTGGGGCACACAAGAAATGGCAAATAAAATCTTGTCGAGCGTCCGAGGATTCCAGTATCAACCGTATACGGCATCAGGCGCACATATTAACCCTGCGGTAGAACTCGGTGACGCATTTTCCGGTGGAAGCGTATACGGTGGCATTTATAAAAAAGATATTTTGCATGGGCCTTTATATACGGCCAACATTTCTGCCCCGGGTGGGGAAAAAATCAACTATAAGTACGAATACAAGTCCCCTACTATACGGAAAGCGGAGCGGCAATATAAGGAGACTAAAGCAAACCTACTTGTTATTGCCGACCGAATCAGTGCGGAGGTGGAGGCGCGAAAAGCGGACGACGAGACGCTGCGGGCGGCGCTAAACATTCAGGCCGGGGAAATCAGTGCCAAGGTAGACCGCAAGGGCGGAGATAATGCGAGTTTCGGATGGAGCCTGACAGCGGACGGATGGACGCTGACCAGCAACGGCGGTACGGTGCTGAAAGCCGATAAAAGCGGGCTGAGTGTTACGGGCAAAATCACCGCCACCAGCGGCGTTATTGGTGGCCTGACGATCAAAGACGGATATCTGAGTACCAACGGCCAGACATGGGGCGGCACGAATACCAACGGCATTTATTTTGGCCCAAACGGTATCCAGCTTGGCAAGTATTTCACGGTTGACAGCAGCGGCAATCTGACCGCCTACAGCGGCAAATTTTTGGGAACGGTGCAGGCTGGGAGCATCGACTACGGCGGCAACGCTGGGTATTTTGACGGAGCGGGACTTGCAAGCTTTTCTGTGGGCGGCGGTCAGATCGGAACAGATTCCATTGTGAACAGGCATATCACGTCCGGGTCAGTCTACCCAAGCACATGTAATGACACAATCAAAGGGTACTTTGCGGATGTGATCTATGCAAATAAAGTTTTCGCCGGAAGTGCTGTTATAGATAAACTATCCTCAAACATTGTGAATGCCCTAAAGGGACTAAATTTTCAAGGGAATGCCTTATTCCTACGTGACGGATATGTACGTTATTGATACAGTAGAGGAGGGTAATAAAATGGACAAACTCAAAATAAATAACGGAACTATTTATGAATGCCCCTTTTGTGGCCTATCATCTGTAGGTATCTTGTACGTGGATATTCTGGGTGTGACTCTGATAGACGCTTTGACTGCGTTTAGCGCGCTCGCCAACACTCGGCACATGGAATACATTGCGGGCGGCGAAACGGCAGTCTATGACGGATACACGAAGATTATCGGCGTTGAATACGCCTACAACGATTCCAGCGCCGTGCGTGTAGCGCTGCGGCGACCATATGAGGGGGAGAAATAATGCACATGAAGGAAACCTTATCTGCCGTCATCACTACGCTGAATGGTGTGGAGGTGCGGGGTAAAAGCAACCTTGACCGGCTGTTGGCGTGTATCAATGCGCTGGAAGCGCTGACGGCGGCGATGAATACTGAGAACAAGGAGGACGCTGACAATGGCTGATAAAGCGATATCCGAGCTGGTAGCAGCGGAGCAGATCAAGTCAACGGACATGTTCGTTTTGGAACAGGACGGCACGGCAAAGCGCCTGCAAGGACAGACACTATTAAACTGGCTGACGGCGGCGGCTGACGGTCACGGAGGTATTTCTAATATTGCCAAAAGCGGTACGGATGGGCTTGTGGACACCTACACCATTACGCTGGCCGACACCACCACGAAAACCTTTACCGTGACCAACGGAAACGGCCTGACAGCGTTCGAAAAGCTGTCTACGGTGGGGCTGGTGGATACGTACCGATTCACCCGGTCGGACGGCACATACTTTACGTTCGCGGTGGCCAACGGCGCAAAGGGTGATACCGGCGAGGCAAGTCACGTCTGGATCAAATACGCCAGCCAGCAGCCCACGGCGTCCAGTCACAGTATGGGCGACCTGCCGGATGCGTGGATGGGCGTGTATTCCGGCACGGCGGCAGAAGCCCCTGATGACTGGCAGCAATACAAGTGGTATCAGATCAAGGGCGATAAGGGTGACACAGGAGCCGCCGCCACGGTGTCGGGTACAACGGTGGAGTACATGGTATCGGATTCCGGGACGATTGTCCCCAGCGGCAGTTGGAGCACCACAATCCCCACCGTGCCGCAGGGCAAGTACCTATGGACGCGGGTTACGACCACCTTTAATACCGGCAGTCCTGCCGTCAGCTATTCAGTGACGCGAATGGGCATTGACGGTGCGGGGTCTGTTAGTACGGTCAACGACAAATCTCCGGACGAGAGCGGCAACGTGGTACTGACCGCTGCGGACATTACCACAAGCGGGGGCGTCAGCGTGGAAGCAAAGCTGGATACGTTGGGCGAAGAAAAACAGCCGCTCTTGACCCCCGGAGAGAACATCTCCATCAGCGGCAGCGTCATCGCAACCAAAGTGCAGCCCTGCAACCGGAATCTGATAATAAACTGGTACTTCGGCAATCCGGTGAACCAGCGGGACGTCAGCGGCACCATCAGCAGCGCAGGGTATTTTCTGGATCGCTGGAAGCTGGTGAGCGGCAGCGTGACGATCAACACGGACGGCATCACGCTGAACGGAACCATGCAGCAGGTGTTGGAGACTGCACCGGTCGGCACGGTGACGGCATCTGCCCTGACGCAGGCCGGAGTGGGCGAGGTGGTGCCGACTTACAACAGCGAAACCAAGACGGTCACAGTCACGGCGGCGGGGGAAAAACTCGTGGCCGTCAAGCTGGAGTTGGGGACGGAGCAAACGCTGGCCCATCAGAACAGCAGCGGCGCGTGGGTGTTGAACGAGATCCCCGATTACGGCGAGGAGCTGATTAGGTGCATGCGCTATCTCCAGATCATCTCCACTCCCTACGACACAAGTGGCAACGGAGTGGCCATCGGGTACGCCAACAACACCGTCGACCTGTGGGTACCCATCCCGCTGGCTGTGCCCATGCGCATATCGCCCACGCCCACCATTCCCACCGGCGGCGTATCGCTGTTCAAGGTGGGCAAAACCTCCGGCAGTCCAAAGGACGTCACCAGGGTCACGGGCGGCTGGGCGATGCAGACCGGCGGGGCCTGCACCATGCGGAGCCTGATCTTTACGTCCAGCGGCCTGACGGGGGGCGAGACCTACACCCTGTTCATGCAGAAGGGGGCGCAGCTCGTGTTCAGCGCCGAGCTGTAAGGGGGTGACCTGATGGAAGCATGGACGAATGTCGGCGTGCCGCTGATCGTGGCGCTGCTGACCTCCACCGCCCTGTGGGGCGTGGTGAGCAAGGTGATCCTTAAGCGGATGGAGCTGACAGCCAAGCGCAGCAAGTCCGACGAGGCGGAGCGGAAGATGCTGGTGGGACTGGCCCACGACCGCATCATCCACCTCGGCATGGTGTACATCGAGCGGGGCTACGTCACACAGGACGAGTACGAGAACTTGCAGGTGTATCTCTATGAGCCGTATGAGGAGATGGGCGGCAACGGCAGCGCACGGCGCGTCATGGAGGAAGTGCGGAAGCTGCCCATACGGTGAGACAAAATGGAACAGGCCGACAGGCCGGAAAGGAATTGTTATGAAGCTGAACAACAAGGTATACGACATTCTCAAGTGGTTGGTCATCATCGTTATGCCCGCCGTGGCTACGCTGTACGCGGCGCTGGCGGCGGTGTGGGCGTGGCCTTATGCGGATGAGGTGGTGACTACCATCACCGCCGTGGACACGTTCCTCGGCGCGGTGCTGTGCATCAGCACGGCACAGTATCACAAGGAGGCTGGCAACAATGGCTAAGAGAGTGTATCTGTCCCCCAGTGACCAGCGAAGCAACAGCTATGCGGTGGGCGACACTACCGAGGCCATCCAGTGCGGGCGCATCGCAGAGGCTTGTAAGGCCGCGCTGGAGCGCTCCGGTGTGGAGGTGATGCTGGGGCAGTACGACACTATGGCAAACCGTGTGGCGGCGTCCAACCGCTTTGGGGCTGATTTGCACGTCCCCATCCATTCCAACGCCTGCAACGGAAAGGCCAGCGGTACGCATCTGTTCTGTTACAGCGGCGACCGGAACAGCGCAGGGTACAAGGCGTGTCAGGCGGTAATGGACGTACTTGGCCCGATTACGCCGGGTGCGCCGGATGTCATCCGGGCGTATCCCGCACTGTACGAGGTGAAGCACCCTGCCGCCACGACGGTGTATATCGAGACGGACTTCCACGATGTCCCCCGCATCGCGCAGTGGATCATCGACAACACCACCCTGATCGGCGAGACCATCGCCAAGGGCCTCTGCGCGGCGCTGGGCGTACCCTTTGTGGAGAGCGCAAACGCGCCGGTGCCGGTGCCTGCGGAGAAGGACACGACGCTGCCCATGCAGGTACGGATGCTCAAACACGGCATGGCGGGTGCGGACGTGAAGACCCTGCAAGCGGCGCTGATCGCCTACGGGTTCTCCTGCGGCGCTGCCGGTGCGGACGGCGACTTCGGCAGCGGCACGGAAGCGTCGTTGAAGAAGTTCCAGACCAAGTACGGCCTCGGTGCTGACGGCATTGCCGGAAAGGGGACGTGGGGCAAGCTGCTGGGGCAGTAAGGAAATTGTTTTTTCTATGTGAAGAGAGCGACACATTTACGGATCCAAAACTCTGGACGAAACAGGGATAACGATGCGCCGACCCCTGCTTCCGCCAAAGCTCCGCAAGTCCACGGCGAATATGATCGCCATGAATACAACTTACCGAGACATCCGCGCAAGACTGCGCAGTATATCCCCTCAACGTGCTATTGATTACGTTGCCGCGCTTGAGCTGCCGGGAGACGAAGCGTTTTGCATCATCGCGTGCGACATCAAGCAACAATCCCGCCAGCAGGTAGCAAACAGGCTGTTTTCATCGGTCGAGTATGTCAAGAAGTGCCGCCGCAACGGTTACCAAAAGATTGCCGACCATATCAAAAACCCATAAAATAAAGACCCAACAAAGACCTTTTTCAGGCTCTTTGTTGGGCCTTTTTTGTTGTATGTTGTGAGATATACAGGGGGTGTCGAAATGAGTGTAATGGAGCGGCTGTTGACGTGCGGGTATACGGCGGATATGGCGCGGGATATATGCGACCAATACGGAGCGGACTTTGCTGGATTGCTTTTCCTTGTGCGCATCGTGGAGCTTTTCCACGACGATAGGCGCGAATATGTATAGCTACTACAATGAAAACCCACGAGGTAAAAACGTAGGCGACTGTACCGTCAGAGCCATATCAAAAGCAACTGGCAAGGACTGGGGTGAGACGTACCTCCGGCTTTGCGTACAGGGATATCTTGACGGGGATATGCCGTCGGCTAACTCCTGCTGGGGCGCTTATCTTCGGTCGGTAGGTTTCCGACGGTACATCGTGCCGGATACCTGTCCTGATTGTTACACAGTTGGCCGTTTTGCCGATGAGCACCCATTTGGAACGTATATTCTCGCGCTCTCCGGTCATGTCGTGTGTGTACAAGATGGTGTTTTATATGACAGCTGGGACAGCAGCAACGAAACAGTTTTGTATTATTGGGAAAGGACGGATGAAGCATGAACTACCCCTACTACGGAAACCCCTATATGCCGCCGATGCAGGACAACCTCGCCCAGCTGAGGCAGCAGCAGATGCAGGCCATTCCTCCGATGCCGCAAAATCCCCTGCCGCAGAGCGGCGTGCAGTGGGTATCCGGCGAACAGGAGGCAAGAAGCTGGATGGTCGCGCCCAATGCGGCGGTGGCGCTGTGGGATTCGACGGCGCCCACGGTGTATCTGAAACAGGCCGATGCAAGCGGCAAACCGACGCTCAAGGTGTACGACCTTGTGGAGCGGCTTGCAAGCGCTCCTGATACGCAGAACGCGCCCACTGCGGAATATGTGACCCGTAAGGAGTTCGACGCGCTGGCGGCGCTTGTGAGCGAAATGAAGGGCAAGAAGCGCAAGGAGGAAAAGAGCGATGAATAATCCGTTTTTCGGTGCAATGGGCGGCGGCAACGGCTTTATGCAGATGGTGCAGCAGTTCAAGCAGTTTAAAGCGAATTTCCAAGGCGACCCCAAGGCGGAGGTGGAGAAGCTGCTGCAAAGCGGCAAGCTTACGCAGCAGCAGTTGAACCAGCTCCAGCAGATGGCGAAGCAATTTCAAAGTCTGATGGAATAAGCAAAGGCTTAGCAAAAACATAAGACGAAACATAAGACGAAACATAACTTGTTTCTTGATCGTGGCCGCGATTCAGATAAATTACATCAACAAAAAGGAGTGATACTATGTCTCTTTCCGAGGGTATGCCCACCATGACCATGCCTGTTACCCCTGCCAATGGCAGCGGTAACGGCTTTGGCTTTGGCGGTGACGGCGCGTGGTTCCTCATCATCCTGTTCCTGTTCGCGTTCTGCGGCTGGGGCGGCAATGGCTGGGGCAACAACGGCAATTCCGGCGGCGTGGTGGACGGCTATGTGCTGGCCTCCGACTTTTCCAACATCGAGCGCAAGATGGACATCATCAACGGCGGGCTGTGCGACGGCTTCTATGCTGTGAACAACACCCTGTTGACCGGCTTCGGCAATGCCGAGCTGTCCCGTGCCAACCAGCAGGCGGCACTGATGCAGCAGCTCAGCGCTATGCAGATGCAGGCGGCGGACTGCTGCTGCGAGAACAGAGCCGCCATTGCGCAGGTGCGCTACGACATGGCGACGCAGGCGTGTGACACGCGGAACACGGTGCAGAACGCCACCCGCGACATCGTGGAGAATCAGAACGCCAACAGCCGCGCCATCCTGGACTTCCTGGCCAACTCCAAGATGCGCGATCTGGAGAGCGCAAATCAGGAGCTGCGTCTGGCCGCGTCTCAGGCGGCGCAGAACAACTATCTGATCTCCCAGCTGCGGCCTACGCCTATCCCGGCGTATGCATCCTGCAACCCGTGGGCTGGCAGCTACACCGGCTGCTCCGGCTGCTGACAACTGCATAGAAATCTATTTCCAAAACGGAAATTGTTCAGCTCCGGGCTGATATTGAAAGGCGGCGGGGCAATAGCTCCGCCGTCTGCATTTTTGAAAGGAGTGAGTATTTTGGCTGAATATGTAAATACCAACATCGTTTCTGTTCCTGCCGGGCAGAATGTACCGCTGACGGAAACTGCCGTTGCGGGCAAGTCCTGCATCGTACACCGCGAGGGCAGCGGGCAGGTGTTCTTGCGTGGCCTGACAAACCAGTGCAAGGCGCGTTTCCGTGTGTCCTTCGGCGGAAACATCGCCATCCCCACCGGCGGCACGGTGGACGCGATCTCCACCGCGCTGGCTATCAACGGTGAGCCGCTGACCAGCGCTGTTGCGACAGTAACGCCCGCCGCCGTGGAGAATTATTTCAATATCTTCGTCGCTGCCAACGTGGACGTGCCGAAGGGCTGTTGCGTAACGGTGGCGATGGAGAACACCAGCGCTCAGGCGATCAGCTTTGCCAATAGCAACATGATCGTGGAGCGCGTCTGCTGAAAGGAGGTAAAGCATGAGCATGAAATCTATGTATGAGCTGCGCGATATGCTTTGCGATGAGCTGGATGAAATTGCCAGAAAGGGTGAGCTTGGAGCAGGTGATCTGGATATCGCGCACAAACTGGCAAGCACCATCAAAAATCTGGATAAAATTGAGGCAATGGAAGATGGCGGCTATTCCAGAGCTGGGTATCAGCCGCGTCGGTATCCGCACGATGAGTACGGAGGTGGTAGCTCCTACGCAAGAAGCCGAAAGCATTATGTCCGGGGTCATTACAGCCGCGACAGCGCACGCGACGGAATGAGACGGCAGTTGCAAGATATGCTGGATAGCGCAGACGATGACACCATCCGAAGCGCCATTCAGCGCTGCATGGACGTGCTGGAGGACGAAAGGGGGTAAACGCCCCATGATTGATGAGACCGAGATCAAAAGGTGGATAGCGCGGTTAGAAACCGAAGAGTCCAGCTGGACAAACTATGAACGCCTTGCCGTGCTGTATACGGTGCTTAACCAGCAAAACGACGTTAACGACAAAATGTCGCCAATGCTGTATTCCGCCGCTCCTGCACCGGTTGAAGTTTTCGGCGACAGCGACTTTCTGCGGGCCGTATCAGCTGTTGAGCCAAGTGTGGCATGGGCGGTTATGGACGAACTGATGGACAGTTTGAAAGTTGTTAACGAGCGCGTCTACAACAGCGTCATGCGTAAACTCGATAGGTAA